GCCCATCTAGGACCGTCGCCGTTGGGTCTGTTCCGATGCCGGGATCGATGGGGTCAAGGTCGCTGTGTAGCCCTGGGTGGAATACGCCGTCGCCTCTGTTGTGGGTCCAGTTGTCGATCGGGTCGACGGGGTAACCCTTCTTGCGCCACTCGGCCAAGCTTCGATCCTGCACGATAAGCTCGCCGCTATCGCCGATCGTCAGCGGGAAAGTCAGGTAACCCGCGCTCGTCCGTGGCCATGCTACCGGCACATTTACCAGCAACACGGGCGGCTGCGTAACCGTGGCCGCTGGCCCTTGCGGCACGTCTGGATTATTCGTGACCGTGAGCTGCTGAACAAGCACGGAACAAAGCTGCGTTAGCGGGTCATACCCTAGCGGCTGGGGCTGCGATGGCGCGATTCGAACGACGGTCGACGTGCGGATAGTGACCCGCAAATAGCGATCGACCGCGGACAATAGATCGGCGAGAGATGGATTCTCTCGCAGGTCGTAGACTCCGGTTCTTTGCTCGCGTCCCATTAGATCACACTTAGCGGCCTGGCAACGGCCGACATGAGGCTACCGCTCCGCGTGTCCCCGGTAAAGGTGGCCGACTCGACCCGCATCACGGGCTGCCCTACCGGCTTGTCGAATCTGTCAATGATCGAAACGATACCGCCAGGCGCGATGTCTGGATTAGCTAACGCGTCGAACGTGATCGATCCGTTGTCCTCCTCAGCGAAGCTTAGAAGGCCGGTTCGAGGTCTAACGATCTGCGGAAGCGTGCCCGGTGCGATCGACAAAAGGCCACGGTTGAAAACAACGATCAGCCCGTTTTGGTTGTAGCCCCACGAATAGCCCGGACCAAGGCCCGAGACGATGGTATCGAAAAGCTGCTTTGCTGGCGTTCCGCTCGGGTCGTTCCCTGCGATCGCCCTCAGTCCGTTCGGAGAACTAACGACGGCGCTCGTTACCTGATCTACATCGAGAAGCCGCGGCGGGTTGAATTGCGACGCCAGCAGCGCGAGGAAATCCGTAACGAACGTCTCAGCAACCGCGGTTGGCAGGGGTTGCGAGTCTCGATTTGACGCGAGCCCCACGCCGAACTCGATGTTTGTGACCACATCAGGATCTTCGTATAGCTTGGCTTGCAGCTTCCAGATCTGCCCCTTCATCAGCGAGAAGGTTTTGCGCTCCCAGCCCACGGCGATCTCGATGTTGCCGATCGCGCTGCCGCCGAATCCCTGCGAGCTTTTCACGATCGACTGAATCAGCCCCTGTTGAATGCTCCCGAGATTGTAGATCCTCACCGATCCTGTATCGGCCTGCGTCGATAGTTGGCGCTCTACGTCCCACTCCATGTAAAGCCCATCGCCGTCTAGATTCTCCACGTCGAAACTAACCGACCCTAAGAAGTCGCTGACCGTCACCTTGGCGGCGACGCTTAGGTAGCGTGGGAATAGGACGGGCATGGCTTAGCTTGCGGGGAAGGCCTGGTCGCTTGTCATGTAGCGCAGAACGTGCGTCTTGTTCTCGAATGAATCTACAGCCGGGTCGCTGCCGTTGCCGGATAGGTCGACGCAGTACAGAACGCCCGGCGGGATCTGTGCGCCCTTGCTACGATAGGGGAACAGCAGGTCGAGCCCTACCGCGAGCCCGAGCCCCATCACTACCGGCTCAAAGTTGACCGTCGTGATATCCATGAACCACGAATCGTCAGGCTTGTTCGTTTTGAACACGAGGCCAAATTGCACGCCCTCCAAGAATATCGTGTATTGGAAATTGGACGTGAAGCCGATCGCAGGATCGCCGACCTGTACGGGTAATTCTAGAACGCTCAAAACGGTGCCAGTCCTGGTGTTGTGGATGCGGTCTCTGATGTTATCGAGGGGAAGCCGGCCACATTGCCGCCGCCTGCTTGCGTGCCATTGCCCGGTAGCTGCGAATCGTAGTCAGGCAAGCCGACGCCTAGTTCAGGCCCAAGGATACGCGCCTCGACAAACGAGACGGTCAGCTCTGTATTCGGGCCGATGTCTGGCGACCATGGCCGGTTGATCGATTCGATGAAGCACTGCTTCAGACTAAAGCGCGGAGTGATCGCCATAACCGGCTCGCCGCGATCGGCTATCTTGTAGAGGTTCTCGATCCTCACAAGGTCAAGCCGCTTTAGTCGCGCTTTCAATATGTCACCCGTGCCGATGAACGAGCGAACGTCGATCGTCGATCCCATGATTCCGGTGATAGTGAACCTTCGCAGATTCCGGTGCACGTTCGAAGTTGCGTTCGAGAAGTCCTGCAGCGTGTTCTCAGTGACCGTGTAATTCACGCTCACGTCCTCATTGTCTACCAGGTCGATCGATACGTGATTTCCTGTCAGGCCCGGCTTGAAATTTGCGATAGGGGAGATCGGGATCTGAAACCCCGACAGGCGAGACAGCCGATAGATCGAAGCGAACTCGGCCTTTAGAATTCCATTCAGTGCGCTGCCCAGTGTCATCGTGCGATCCCCGTGGGCACGGTCTGCCCGGCCTTGGCTGTCTGCTTCTCGAACTCACCGCGGATCGCCATCGCTGACTCCTTGGCGATCTGCGTGGGGTTCGCCCCTTTGATGTTTTGCGTGATGACGAAATTGAAGAAGTCGATCGCTACCGTCGGCTTGATTGATTTCGAAGATGGCGTCTTGCGTGACAGCTGCTGTATGACCTGCTTGAGCTGCTTCGGGTCGGCCGTGCCCGTCCTGATAGCTAGCAGCGACTCAGCGAGCGTAACGTCGCTCTCTGGCTCTTTTGCGGGCGCGGATCCGCCGCCGCCCTTCCTTCGCTTAGGTTTACCGATCAGTTCGGACTCGCTGATCTTCCCCATCATAAAATCGTTCTTTCGCTTTTCAAGCCCGCGCCCCTTCTTGAGCTTTCCGGCCTTCTCCAATTCAGCGATTCTGTCTGATCTAACTTTGCGAGCTTCGCCGCGGGTCTTCTTTTCCTTGGCCGATGCGTCCTCGGCTGCCTGCCCGGCGAGTAGCCTCCTGTTCTCTGCCTCAAGCTTGCCCAGTTCTGCCTGCGCATTCATTGACTTCCTTCTCGCCTCCCTCTCCCTCTTGACCGCGACCGGGCCTTCCCCCTTTGCCCATTTCTTCGACTCAAGCTCTGCTGCGCGAAACTCGTCCTCTTTCGCCCACATCTTCCCCTTGATCTCCTCGTTGGCGAACTGCTTCCCTGCCCCCTTCCCCCTTATCTCCTGGGCTCGCTCCTCGATAGCCTCTAGCCTCTCTCCGACCGTTTCAAATTCACCGGCTAGATTTGCCACGACAGTCACGAGCCCCGCGATCCCGACAGCTACGAGCCCAATGGGCCCGAGCACGCCGGCCATCGCCATCTTGAACGCAATCGTCGCTGTAGTGGCAACTGCTAGCGCTGGCTTGAACCCGCCAAGCGCCCCGATTAGATCCTTAATCCCTGTCACCACAAACATCACCGCCTCAGCGATATCCTTGATCACAGGGATGGCCTGCTTGACAAAGCGCTTTATGTCCTGCGCCATCAAGCTGCCATTAGCTAGCGCCCAGTCCTTTATCTGATTGATGATGTCTTCGACGACGGGGATCAGCTCAACACCGACGGTGTTTACCACGCCGCCGATCACCGTCTTCATCCGCGTTATCGAATCTTGAAACTCGGCGGAAGCTGCGAGAGCGTCGCCGCCTAGCACCCCACCCGTGCGCGCTGCCTCGTCCCCTAGCGCCTCGATCCCGGCAGACCCCTCCGCGAGTAGCGTCGCAAGCTGCGGACCAGAGCGCGAGCCTAGCAGGAGCTGAGAGGCCGCCAGCTTTTCGCTCTCGGTGTCTAGCCCACTAATCGCGTCAGCGAACACGCCCAATTGCTTTTCGAATGGCAGGTCGATAACGTCCTCGATCCTGAGCCCCACAAGCTCAAGACCCTCGACCATCGGCCCCGTTCCCTTTGTCGCTGCGTCGTTCAGGCCTCGCGCCGCGGTCTTCGATGCGATCGATATCGCCTTGATGTCGGTTCCCGATATCTTCGCTGCAAAGCTCAGTCGCTGGTATGCCTCAGTCCCAAGGCCAGCGGCCTTCGATCCTTTGACCACCTCATCGGCCGCACTGGTAACCGAATCTACAAGCTTGAAGATCGCAGCACCCGCCGCAAGCGCTGCCACGCCTACCGCTGCAAGCGCCTTCCCGGCCGTCGCGCCAAAATTGCGAATACCTGCGCCGCCTTTTTTGTCGGTGTCCTCCGCGGCGTTCGTGACTCCCTTGATCTCGCCCTCGGCCGCCTTGGCGCCCTCAACGGAGACGCCCATCTTGATTAGAAGCTCTGCAATGGTCGTAGACATTCGTTATCCCTTCGGCAAATTAGATCGCCACTCTCGATTGAGCATCTCGGCATCCTTCCACGAAGAGTGAACCTCGTGCATTTCGAGTAAGTCCATCAGGCCGTGCATATCGATCACCGTGCACAGTTGGTGATATACGCCCGCGTCGATGCCTTGCCCGTTCGAGCACACGACGTATATCTCCCAAGGTATGTTTTCGGGCTGTATGCCTGATCGCGGTCCTCCTGCCCGCTTGTACGGCTGCCACTTCTTGAGCGGCTTGCGTACTAGGGCCGACCGAAAGAAACACGTCCCACCCAAATCGCAACGCTGATCAAGTGCATGTAACGACCCGCGAAGTGATCGTCAAAATTCTTGTAGACGCTCCCCTCGATGTAGTTGTCACCGATCTTGATCTTGTCGCAGGTTGTTAGTTCGAGAAGCTCCTTTAGAACTAGGAGCCCGCCTTCGGTTGCGCGTGATGCTATGTTAGTGACCAGCGCCGCCATGACCTCGCGGTTTGCCAGCAGTGCGCCTTGGTCCTCGTCCGTCGTGGCCATTAGGAGCGAGATCCCGTCCTCGCCAACTAGGTCGACGAGCTTGGGCAGAATCTGCAGGCCGCGCGTCGCTGGCATGGTTGTGGTCGTATACCTGATCCCGTCGATTACTTCGCTTTGTTCTCTCATGTCTTTGCTCTCTAGTCGCCCACGCTGTTACGCGCGGGGATCGCTGGTGTGTGCTCGATCGACGTGAACGCGAAAGTCCACGTCACCTCAACCGATGTTGTGGCCCGTTGCTCGTCGGGCTCGGTGGTGATGTATGCGTTTGTGAACGTGAACAGCTCGCCCGAGTTTAGATCGACCATGACGATCGGACCCTGAATGGCGCGCGTGAATCGGTCTGTAGTTGCAAGCGCTAGGAGCAAGCTATGCGTCCGCGATTCGTTGTTGATCAAGAAGTCGACCTCGCCAGATCGATCGGGATTGAATAGGCGGATGGTGCCGCCCATCCCGTTCTGCCGCTGCGTCCACGTCGGACGCGTTCGGCGGATCACCACGAATGAGCCCTCGGCTAGGCCTTCCCTCATCGGGACACCTGACCAGCTCACCATGACGCGATCTGACGAGTATTGACGCACTAGTTGCCTACAAGGTTGTTATTGATGGCGACCGTCTTGGTGATCCGCTCGCACATGAAAACCCACGTGAAGTCAGATGATTCGGTCGCGCGAACTTCGTCAGGGTCGGTCACGATGAACGCGTTCACATAGGTAAACTGCTCGCCGCTGGTCGTATCCTTGAGCACCATCGGCCCTACTTTGTTTCGATTGTCCCGATCGTCTTCGGCAAGCTGTCGAAGTTGCTGATGCGTCTTCGATTCCTGATTTACCAAGATTGAGATCGTGGCCGATCGATCGGGGTTGAATGTTCGGATGCCCTCACCGTTCGCGCTGGTCTTCATGGACCATGACGGGGCGGTGCGTGCTTCGGTGATTGTTGAGCCTGCTGCGAGGCCTTCCTTTAGATCGAGCCCTTCCCAACCAAGCTCGACGTGATCAATGCTGTACTGTCTCATTGTCTCTTTCCTTTCGTCTGGCCTAGAAGCTCAGATTCAAAACAAGGGTCACCTTTTGGATCGCGCCGGCAAGTGTTGCCTCCGCTGTCATCGTCAGCTCTCGCGCGGCCTTGTCTGCTGACGAGACCGAGCTAACAAGCGGCGCCGAGATCTTCGGTGGGTCGTCTGGGCTCAAGTGCCCGAAGTTTACGCCCGAGTCGAGCACGCCCTGCCACGCTGACACGACCTGATTGATGCCGCCGTCGGTGTAGGGGATCTTGGTTTGGCTGCCAACGAGAAGCGAAAGGATCGCCTCCTGCGTGCGCTGCTTTAGCCAGTCGACCGATGTGGTAACGTCGATGAACTGCGGGACGCCTGCAGCGGTGATGCCCGTGCTCGTAAAGGTCAGCCCGCCCGCATCGGTGTAGACGTTGCCGTTGTCCGCCTGCATGGCTAGTACCTGGGTCGGTGTGATGTTGTCGCCGGAAATTCCGGCAAGCTCCATCAGGCCCCAGATGCCGACGCCGCCGGGCACATCGAGATTGAGCCCGAGCCCCTTGGACATCCACGCGCCGTCGAGATATCCGTTCGCGCTGCCTGAACTGGTCGCGTGGTAGATGCCGAAGCTGCGCGTGTGTCCTAGCACCTTCATATCGTCGAACACGTTGCCCGGCGTTCCGGCTAGCGCGTCTGCGTCGGCTGTCTGATATCCAAAGACCTTCGTTCGTGCTTGCGTCCACGCGCCGACCTCTAAGATGTCAGCCTTGACGCGTGACTCGATATTGACGCCGTAAAAGTCTGGTGTCCCGTTCACCTGCTGGAATAGCTCGATCGCGTTCATCGTCGCGGTCCAGTCCGCGTCGCCGGCATCCTCTCGGCCGATGAGAAGCTGGTCGACGCCGTTGGTTTGGCTGAATACCGATGTCGCCCACGCGTTCACCTCGGGTTCTGCTAGCGCTGTGAAGCCTGCTAGCTCGACTGCAGCGATGTCGGTGTACGGTCCATCGATCCGGTTAGCGGTTACTGAGTGATCGAACACTCCGATGGGAGAACCGAAGCCGAACTTGGCTGCGACTGCCCCCGTTAAGTTGATGGTGACATCAACGAATAGATTGATTGGTGCGGACATTGTTTCTCCTACGGTGGTGTTGCGACGAACGAAGTCGTCGAGATGATTGAGCCCCCGCTTCCGAGAGCGTTGATGGTCCCTAGGACCGTTTCGATGTGATCGACAGGCCGGACAAGCGCGGAGCGCATGGCCATTTGTACGTCGATCGTGACTCTACTTTCCCAATTTGCGCCGGCTATGGCGCTGATGTCTGTAGCTATGCCCTTGTTCCAAAGCGCAACGCCGTACTCGCTGAGCGTGTCGACGTAATCGGCCGTCTCAAAGATGCTCTCAATCCTCGACATCAGAGCCCAAGCGCCGTTTCGCGGCTCGCGTTCTTTCGAGAAGCATTCGATCGTGATGTTGAAAACGCGGGTTCCTTGCGTGAGCGTTGCGGCGTTGCCCGAGACGACCTGCGAGAGCGCCTCAATCTCGCCGCCTACCTCGGCTGACCAGATGGCGCCGAAGCTAGCCGGCGTGATCACCAGTTCCGAGACGGCAACGCCTGGCGCGGCTGACCATGGATCGTTAGCGTCGGCATTCAGTGAGACGATTAGCTCGTCGCGTATTTGCTCGGGCGTCTGCGCCACGACATCGACGAAGAACTCAATCCCGTTCAGCGATACGATGTCACGCTTGCCTGGCGTCGATGCCGTCACGCCCAAGGTGAGCGAGTCGAACGGAAGGATCGTGCTGCCTCGCTTGCCGCGCTGCGTCCAATAGCTCGGGCCGTTTGCCCTCTGCAGATTTAT